AAGGAATGATACTAAGTTAGCCAAAGTATCTACAGCTGCGTCACCATCGATTGGTGATGCGTCAGTTCCTGTGCTAGTACCATCAGTAGCATTGTCATAAATAAATTTCAATACGTTATAGTCATAGTTTTTCTTTAATGAATATGCACCTGAAGAGGTTGCAAGAGCTTCAAAGTTTACATGAGATTGTCTTTCTTCAATATCATCAACTTTAAAAGCAAAGTATGAACCTTGATCAACAGTCATAGTTATTTGATCATCAGCTAATATTTGTGTATCAACTGTTTGACCTCTAGCATAATCTCTGACTGTGATTGTTGGCTCTTTAATGATCTTTACTGTGTCACCAAAGTTTTCAATTTCTCCAGCGTAATCAGTGTTAGTAATATCCTCTACCACTGATGCTCTTCTGAAGAATTTCTGAACTTTCTGACTAAAGATTTGTGGAGTAAAATTACCTTGTGCAAGGTTATTATATCCACTAGCGTTTGTAAAAGCCATATGCTTCTCCTTATTGTTTAGTTAGATTGTTAACGTTGTTCAATCCTACCTTCTAAACGAGCAAGGTCAATCTCCTTTTCAAATTTTTCAAACTGATGAGGTTTCAATCTAGAAATCTCAGTTGTTGTCCAAATTTTTTTCTTTGGCATTTCAGATTCAGTACTTTTCTTTGTTTTAGAAATTGCTTTAGCAGCTTCTTTTTTAATATCCTTCTCTTCTTTTTTAGCAAACTTACTAATGCCTTTATCTGCTTTATACAGATCAATTGCTCTAGCAGCTAACTTAGCGTTAGATGTATTTTCATACAACCAACTCTGAATAGTTGGATCTTGTTTTTCAGCCCAAATATGAAATTCATCTTGTTGGCGAATATCATTAAAATCTGGGTGAAGTTTTAAAAGTTGTACTTCAGCTTTTTCTTTAGCAATTTGTTCTTGTTGGAGTTTTATATCTTTATATTTATTTTCAAGATCTGCAGTTTGAGTAGTAGCTTTATTCATTGCTATGGTTTCAACCATATCATAAACATCGGGGTACTCCTGTCTCCATGCCTCTAATTCTTCTTTAGATTTAGGTGGCGTAAATTGTGTAGTACTTGATTCTAATTTTTGTCGCAAAGAATTGAGTTCTTCCTTGTGTTTATTAATTGTAGAATCATAGTGTTTTTTCAAATCGTCATAACGTTTCTTAAAAACACGATCTTCAGCTTTTGCAGGGCGTTCAGCGATAGGAGTAGCCTTTTGATCTGTTGGGTCTGCAGTCTCTTCAGATGCATCGGTGTCCTTCTGTTCGGTTGCTGCTTCTGCTTCCTTTTCTCTTTGTTCCCTTTGAAACTTTTCTAATTCACCTTTAGCAAACGCTTCAACTTCGGGATCATCTTCTCCTCTGTTTTTTTTATAAGGGTTTGCCTCTTGTAATTTAACTTTAGTTTCTTCAGAAACCTTCTTTTCTTCTTCCATTATTTTTACCTATTGGTTGAGTGCCTTATGGATAAGGGTAGCTCTAAACTTGTTGAGTCTCCATAGTTTGTGGGCTGATACTTGGATCGACTTCTCCAGAATCTATTTCATCAATTTCTGATTTCATCATAGAATCTGCATTTGCCATTTGTGTATCAGGTGGCACAGGTTGTTGATCCATCTGAGATGATTCTTGAAGATCACTTAAAAAACTTGTGACAGCTTCTTTATCATCCTGACCCCCATATCTTTTTGTAGCAAAATTTTTTACTATAGATACGGGTATAATAAGATTCTCTTCTTGCTTTCCTGCTGCTTGTATTACAGGTTCTAAATTAGGTGCAAGTTTTTTAAGAACATTACTAACAGATGGAGATAGAACTAAACTTAGTGTAGCTTTATCTTCAGCTGTTAAATTTTTAACATTATCTTGTAAATTAGTTTTTGCAGGTTGTGCTTGAGCTGTTTTAGTTGTTTCAGGTTTTTTTTGTGTAGTTTTAGATTTTTTACTAAATAATTTATTCATACCAGATAGATTAGCTGGTTTTACTGCACTAGGTTTTTGATTTATCATACCTGTTGTGCTTACTGTTCCTTTCATATCTTTAATTGCCATTATCTAAACCTCACATCTCTTGGTGGTCCTGATAATTTACCAGCAGCACCCATAGCTCTATCTCTAGCAGACGTTGATGCAGACGTATCCTTCATACCCATATTACCTCTGTTATTATCATCTTTAGTTGGAGATGTATCTTGTTTGTTATCTCTTTCATTTTCTGCTTCTTTTATTTGATTTTTAAATGTTTCTGTTTTAGCTCTAAAATCTTTTGCTTGTTGAGAATCTTTACCATACTTTGCTTCTACTCTCTGTATACCGATAGTTTCTCTAGTTTTAACTCTATTAGCTGCACCTTCAAATACATTACCTCTTATAGATTCTCTATTCATACCCACAAATACATTATCTGCAGCAGATAATTGTCTACCATTTTCATCAAACTTAACTATTCTACCAGGATCTATAGATGATCCTAATTCAGCTTTAGTTGCATATCCTAAAGATCTTAATGCTGTTTTATTAGTCTCATTAAGTGCTCTTTGCTCATCAGTCATACCTGCTAAATTTTCTAATATAGTGACACCACCTTTGAGAATATTTCCTCCTATTTGAAGACTAGCACTATTTTTAATAAAATTATCTGCTCCCTCTAATGTTCTTTGTACTATATTTTTTCTAGGTTCTGCAGCTTGTATTTTTGTAGGATCAAATCTTTCTTTAAACTTAAGTGATTGAGATCTACCAGCACCTGTTATAGGATCTACTGGTCTTTGTATATTACCAGCAGCATCTTCCAACATTACATTTTGTTCTGGAACATTACCTATAGCATCTCTAGCTTTATCTACATCTAAACTTAATTGTCTTAACTCAGGTGATGGTGCATTTGCAGCTATTGCATCTTGATATTTTTTTTGAGTATCTTCATAGTTTTTATAAGCTATATCTGCTGCAGTCATTCCTTTAGTAATTTGTTTTGCTTTATCCTCTGTTTTAGTATCTACTTTTTCTTTACCTATAGCTTGTCTTTGTAGATTACGCATATAATTTTGATAATTTATATTAGGATCTCTATCATCATCTTTTGGATCTTTTTTTTTAAAAGGATCATCTACAGCTGGAACTTCTGGTGTTGGAACTTCTGGCGATGGTACAGCTGGTAATTCTGCTGTGGATAATTCAGGTAATTTTAGTTCTGGAAGTTTTATAAAACCAACTTCTTTTATCTTGTATTCACCAGTTGCAGCATCTTGTTCTATTTGAAAAGTGCCCCCTCCAACTCTGTTTGCATTAAATGTTTTTATTGCCATTATCTATTTTGTTCCGTTTGTTCGCCTCTTCTAGGTTGAGTATTTGCCGCACTAAAGCCAGTTTCCCCTGGCATCGGTACATTGCCTGTTCCGATGTTGCCACCTCCAACTCCTGATGGATCTGTTGGCGGAGCTCCTTGAGGTATGTCACTAGTCGGTCCCATTTGACCTTGTCCTCTAGCAGCGGCTGTATTGTTTTGATTTCCATTTGCCATTCCCATTATGTGTGCATAGATCGCAGCTTTTTCTGGATCATTAATTAATTGATCTGGATCAATATCTAAAGACTTAGCTATTTCTGTTAAACATGTATGCCATCTAACAAATGGTGCAAGTGCAGGATTAGCTGCTGTTTGCATAAATGTCATTAGTCTTTGAGATCTTACTTCTTTCTGCATCAAAGAAGAAGTGCCTTGTGCTTTAATCTCTAGATCACCTATTATGTACGGAGCATCATCATTAAATTGCATGTTCCAATGAAACAATGATTGTCCTAGGGGCTTTAATAAATAGTCATCAATATTTTTAATTACTGTTTTAATACTTAAAGCTGCAGCACCCATAAGCATTGACATGCCAGATGCTGTTCTAGTTGTAGACTGTACACCTGTTGCACCATGTGAATATGAAGGTATACCAGTTGCTTCATCAGCTAACTGTCTAAACTTATCAAACATTTGTAAATTTTCAAATGCAGTATTAGGAAACTTTAATCCATGTACTGCTTGTCCTGTTTGACCACTTTGTCTTCTAAATATTTTACCAGGAAATACTTTCATATCTTGACCTGGCACTAGCATAGTTTCATCTACATCAAATACTAAATTACCTGATAATGCTAAATTATCAATAGCCATTCTTGCATGACCATTCATAACTTGTTGTGAATCTTCCATATTTTCTGGAATACCAATACCAAAAAATTGATATGGATTTAATTCATATGGACATACTAAGTAAGGTATTCTTTTAGGTGTAAATGGATTTTCTACCATTCTTAAAACTTTATTACCACATACCCATACATTAACATGTATTACGTCTGATTCACCACTATGCATTAAACCACATTCATCTGCAGTTTCTTTATCTATAACTCCCCAGTACTCTAATACTTCAAATCTATTTTTGTAAATACTTGTAATATTTTCTCTATCATATAGAGAAGATTCAAACCCTCTTGTTTGATAATTAGGACCCATTTCTAAACAATCCATCACAGCCTGTGAATCAAACATAGGTTTATTTGCTAAGTCTTCAAACTGTGCTTTATTGTAAGAATGTCTTTGTATTACATAATCACAATCATCAATACTAGTTGCATTTGGATCTGGGTAAAAATCCCAACAACTAACTGCTTCTATAGACGGTACAGATTTTATTTTAGTTGCCTGTACCCTTTGCATATTACCATCTTCATCTTCTGCTGTAGAAAATAAATTATATTCTTTTGTATCAGTAAAAGGACCTTTTAATATACCAGTTCCAAGTAATGCCATTTCAAAAAATACATGACGCATAATTGTAATAGCTTTACTTTCTTCTAATTGATCATGTATTAATTTCTGCATTTGTTCTGCAGCCATTCTAGCAGGTTCTATCTGTGGAGTTTTTGTATATGATGGCCCCTCTTCAAAACCTAAATTTTCGTATTCTACATTTAAGTTTTTCATTAAATCATTAACAGTAGCACCAGGTGGTATTTGCATACCATCACCATTAAAACCATATGGACTAGCTGGTTGTTGTTGCTGATCTTTTGGTTTTATATGTGCTCTTTCTGCTATGTCTTCTGGTACAGATGTAGGTGTTACACCTAGTGGAAATTTTCCTTGTGAAAATAAAACCTCTACTATTTGACCAAACGAAGCTAACACTTTAGTTTTTGTTACTTTAACAAATACTCTAGATTTTTCGTTTTCACGAAAAGCCATTTCTGGTCCATATAATCCTCTGTAATTTCTATAAGCCTTTAACCATCTTTTTTCATCATAAATTTTAGATGTTTCAGCTTGTTGAAATTTATTTCTTACAAAACCTACTAAAGGATTACCTTCGGCTTCATAGCCGCCATTAGTTTTATTTTCTTCTTCCATTATTTAACTATTTTAATATCTCTACTTCTTTTATAATCATAAAATTTTTTATAAAATAATTTTTTATATTTTTGAAAATCACCACCAGCTTCTTTTGCTGCTTCATCCATTAGTTTAAATTCCATAGGATCTATTTTAATAGTAAATTTGCGTGTTTTTGCTAATTTAATATTTTCTTTTTTCTTAGGTTTTTTACCTTTAGGATGTTCATTAGAATAATTTTTATTATTCTTATCTGTTAACATTAGTAATCTCTTTCTTCAGCCATTCTAAAGATTGCTGGATCTACTTTTGATTTTGACTGCCCTTTAGCATCATTACCATCTCCACTTGTAGCCCCTTGTACTATTTTTGAATTAGGGTCTATTTGTAATGGAGCATTTGGTTCTTTTGGTGTGTCAGGTGCAAGTTCTCCGTGCATGTATCTTTTCATCATAGTTGTTGTCCTCCTAGTCTATTTTACTTTTTAGTAAGTCAATTTGTCCATAAAATTTTTTCTTACCTTTTTTTAAAACATTTTTTGATTTATCTTTTAATAAAGCTAAACCTTGATCTTTTCTGTAATTTAAACCTATTTTAATTTGTTTAAATACACTTGGTTTTTTAGATAAAGCTCTATCTTTTTTTTCCTCTGCTTTTTTTAAATCTTTGTCTAATTGTTTTTCTTTTTCCATTTTTATTTTTTTTGTTAGTGCCTGCATAAATTACAGGTATAAAGTTGCTCTTGGGTCCAAGGCTCATTAATAATCTTTTTCATCAGCCATTTTAAACAAAGAATCTTCAACATGCTCTGCACCTGATTTACTAGGTACAGTTGGATCATAATCATACTCTTGATACTTTTTAGGTGCATGTAAAGAAAAGTCAATATTAGTATGTTCCCTGTTTGGGTTTTTCCCATCAGGACCATCACTAAGTTGACCTTGTTTAACTTTAGCTTTTGGATCAAATTTTGTTTCCATTGCTCTCTCCTATATTTTGATTTTCTTAATCTTTAATATATTTTTAGTTGGTATGGTCGTATGACCACCGCCTTGTTTTACTTCATTGTTTGATTCAAAATTAAAATCAGACATTAAAATTGTAACCTTTTCATCTTGTTTCATTAACCATCCAACTGTACAGCAAATAGCTGTAGTTGATTTTTTTATATCTGGTATATCAAGCCAAATCGAATCAGCAACAATATCTTCCCACCAAGCGATTACTAAATCGTATGGAAAAATTTTTTTATTTATTTCTGGTAGTTTTCTTTTTGACACCCTTTAATTTACCAGAATTTTCCATGGCATAAAATATGGCTTCACCTTTTTTCTTGCCATATCTTTTTGTCATAGATGTTTTAATTTTTTTACCTTTTTTATTTAGTGGCATTAGTATCCAAATTTATTATCTACTGCATAAAATTCATTATCTGTTCTAAATGTTCTAAATCTTTCTGCAAATTTAGGATGTGTTGGTCTACTCATACATCCATAACGTAGTGCATCATAAGCATGATCTTCTGCATATGTGTCTACATCTTCAGGGTTTTTTTTATCTGTTGGTAAAATACCAAGAGTTTTAATTAAATTTACACAGTTTTTAAATATTCTAATACCTGGTTCATTATCATTAACTCTTAATCTCTTATGTATTTCTAACTTACCATTAATTCTACTTTTAGGTGATCTATCTGATGGTCTCCACCTACAACCATTCTGTATCATTGTCTCTGCAATACTAGGACCTACATCACCTCTTCTTGCCCATGTGCTAGAATCTAATACACCATAGTGAATATACTCACCATGTTCCATTGTTAAGACCTGTCTTGCGAAATTATCTGCCGTAACTTTTTTGGTATATAGTTCTCGATATATCCAAAGATTATTGTTATAATCAACAGCGAACCATAAAACACAAGCAGGAGAAGAATAACCCCAGTCAGCAGCACGAAATTTATACCAGCCTCTAGGTATTTCAAAAGGTTCAACCACATGGGTTGATCTACTAAATTCTGGAAACGCTGAGTCTTCATAGGCATCCCAATCTCCATCTAAAAATTGTTTACGTTGTACTTCAGGTAAAGATGCAAGCATGATATAGTAATCATCAGTCTGCATCAGATAAGGGTTGTCTTGTAATTTAGCAGGTATAAATCTTCTAGTAATATATTTTTTTCCGTTGGGTGTATCTATCCCTACATCAAACGCTGTATTTGGTTCACTAGGTTCAACAAACATTTCTCGAACCCATTGTGATCCTACATTGCCTGGATTACCTGTAGCTCTCATATAGACAGGTATATCTTTATCAACGGATCTTAAAGAAGATCTTAAAAAATTATATATATCTGGCGAAGGATATTGTGGCAGTTCGTCTATTCCTATCCATGTGTATGATTGACCTTGGTATCTCAAAGCGTCTGTCATGTTCTCTGCGTAACCAAACTCTATCTTTGCCCCTGATGGGAATCGCCATTCTTTTTCTTGTTCTCTCCATTTTGCACCTGGGAATGCCTTTCCGTATAATAGTTGAGACTTCTGTATCAAGTCTCTTAACTCAGGCATTGTCCTCCTTACTAAGAGTGCTCGGTGATTAGCATGTGAGCAATAACGAAGCGGATCAACTAGCATCGCATATGATTTACCACCGCCTC